CCCCCCCAGGGCCGCCGTTCCCCAAATCAGGTCGCCGGCGGAGCCGACGAGGATGGGAGAGGGTTGACTACCTCCACCTTCATAGGCCCATCCGGGACCTTCTCTGGCTCTGCCAGACCCCATTTCCGCATCTGCGGCAGATTCTCGGGATCCTGAGCGTATTCAACAAACTTATGGACATCATTGTCCAATTCCTTACGAGTAGCAGCAGGCACACGCAAGAACGCCTCCTGCGCTTCTCGCGCAATATCCAGCGCCTCACGGAAATCCGGAACACTCGAGGCATCGAAATAAGCAGGCTCGCGCCCATTGGTAGGCGGCATTATCGCATTCTTCTCATAATGCGCCATCAAAACATTAATATCGCACTCCTTCGCGAACTCCTGACGGGTCATCGAAGGGGTATCATCCGAAAACACCACAGGCGCATGTTCAACATACGCCGAAGACATCACCTCACCATTGGCATTGCAACCTTGCTTCCTCATCAGTAGCCACCTCTAAAACGCTCTTCAAACGAATGAGAGCCATGACCGCGAGTATCCGTACTAGACCGCTCCACACGCTCGCGTGACGGGAGAAGCGAACGAACCGACTTCGCAGACGACGCCAAACCCGGCACCGCCGACAGAGTATCATCAACTTTCTTGCCCGTATAACCAGTCTGGACAAGAGTATCGCGCAGCCATGCAGGCATCGACAAAATAGCCTTAGCTTCCTCCGCAGTCAGACGAGCACCAGACACGCGATAATGCGAAATATCACTCTCGTTCGCGCGACGAGTAGTTTCCTGTACCTCCGTCTGGCGCTGCTGCGAAATCAAGCTTTCCGCAGCCTTCGACTTTGCAGTATCCGCCTGAATATTGGCGATCTCATCCGTCATCTTATCGTAGGTCTTCGCCATCACCGCAGACGAAACGGCTTTACCGACAGCATCACCGATCCCGGCCAACGGGGCCTGCGTATTATGATGCGCCATATTAACCGGCGAAGACGAGGCCGCACTTCCCGAAGACGTAGAACCCGCAGCAGCACCACCAGACGGCGTCGAGGCACCACCAGCTCCAGCAGCCATGATAGGATTAAGACCAGCAGCACGCATATCTGCAACAGAACGCTGGTAGGCAGAACTAGACATTTGCTGTTGCCAGTCACGATTAGCAGCAACTTGCTGCGCTTGAAACGAGCGATTGACGTCAGCACTCTCAGCTTGAAACTGACGATTAACAGCAGCCTCGTGCGAATTGAACGCCTGAGAATTAGCTTGTGACGCTTGCTGAGCAGCAATATTCGCTTGCGTATTCTCGGCCGACTGATCAGCCGAAAACATACTACCGAGCAACGACGCACCACCAGTGATCAAACCAGTCAACATAGGCCACATCGGACAACTCCAAAGAAAATGAAAGGGGCTTACCAAGGGTAGAAAGCGGACGGGCGTGCGGGGGTTCCCCCCGCACAAGAACCCCCGACTTAGAAGTGGTCGATCAGTCCTGGCACACCATAGACCGGCATCGGCCTGGCACACCTCAGACTGAAAAAACAATCCATAATAAAATGCGGCTCCGAAGGCACCGCGATCACCCGATCAAACGGCGGATCATCAACGATAAAGGCGGCATTGAGCGACGGCAACGACGCAAAATCCTGCGCCAAATGCCAACTATCCAAGGTCCCTGCAGCATTAGACCTAAACAGACCAGTAACAAGAGACGGCTTATACCGATACTCGCCATATCGCTCCTGATAGCCGAAAACATTCTCATCCGCCGAAGTACCATCACAGTAAATCTCCTTGTTCAGAACACCCTGTTCACCGATGGCAGACAACGCGGGCCAGTAATAATCAAACCGCGTCTGGCGCGACCACATACGATTGAGGCCCTGCTGATAATTCAGATCAGCACGCACATTCACCAAGCCAATCAAAACACCATGCTCAGTAAACGACTTCGAAAAACCTACTCCATTGGCCGCAGCCGTTCCCATAGCCGCAAGATTACCCTGCGGCGTAGGCTCCGCATCCGTCGAGGAAGTCTGCGCGATGGGATTGACGTTAATAGGAACAGAACCACCACCCAAATACTCAGGACGCTGTAAGCGAGCATCAGGTGAAGATACACCGAAGTGAGAAAGAATAAGTTCCGTATACCGCGTTCCGCCACGTGCATCCCTTTCGTAAATCTTCTGTATCTGGAAAGCCTGACGAAGCTGATTGATCGTCGCCGCCGTAGCAGACGACAAATCAGAGTACAAATTCGACGGATACAAACCAATACCCGGATCACTACCAGCACCGCCAAAACGACCCGGACCCGGCGTACCAGTCGCAATGTAATGAATAGAGCTACTACCGAAACCGCCACCGCCCGCCTGACGATAGGTAATACCAGCCTGCGCACCAGTCACCAACTCACTCGCAGACGTCTTCACAGGCGCCGACGTACCGAGCGGCAGCGTCACAGCTGTCCCTTTCTGCGGCCAAGGCAAGCAAGACGTGAAGTAATCGTGTCGCTTACCGCGCCTCAACAACACATAATCACCCTGGGCATCCGGCCCATCGTCGCGATCGACAACAACCGAATTCTGCAAATTCTGGTCACGGAACCACTCGTTATAAATCAGATTGTAAGCACGCGTATGCAACGCATTGTGCTCATAACCCGTCACACCAGTCGGCAGACCCATATAATCCTGCAACGACGCAATAGCATAAGCGGGGTTAACCGCGATCTGCGGCACCAAAAAAGAAGTACTATCACCGGGATTAGGTTGCTCACCCATAAACCGCTGAAAATTGTCCCAAACCAGACGATTGGGGACGAAGAAAAAGAAAAACTCCATAACAGCATTATCCATGAAAGGATGCAAAGGAGTAGCCAGACGAGCAAAAGCCGAAAGACGACAATGAAACGTGTCACCCGGCAAAGCTTCGTCACAAAAAATAGGCACCAGATAACCGGCGTCAAACGTGGTCTTAAAACCATGCGAACGGTCAAAAGTCGACCGAGGAATATCCGCGTGCGGAACACGCGAAAACTGATGTTGCATCACAGAGCGCATAACGGTACAACCTTTCCGCGGACTTCGCCGCAACAACCGAGGCAGAACACCATGTTCAACCTACAGCAACTAAACATAATCAAACAAGCATTGGAAATAACAGCCAAAGCAAACACAAGGGCGAAAAATAACGCCAAAAGTCCAGAGTTCATAGTCATATATGACAAAATCGGATTAGACCTCTCAGAGGTAGACCGAATCGTCACGACAGAACTCGTAAAACAAAACAAACAAAAATAAAAAATAAAAAAAGGGCCGGGGGAAACCCCGGCCCTAAACGCTTACGCGACAGACTGCACAACATCCATAGCAGTCAACAAACGCTCACAACCGCCAGAAGCGGACCCGAGCGTACCATTAGCGGGATCAAACGACCCGACAATATACAACTCAAAATCCGTAGGATGTTTGAAAAACGGAGACTGCTTATCATTAACAGCATCCGTAAAAGTGCGAATGGCCTCACCCTTCGCACGACAGAAAAAAGGCGGCATAAACGCATTCACCGCCTTATCCAGCACAGCAAACATATACAGCATCTCACAACCCTCGTTTAGAAAAGAAGGCATCCTTGCGAAGCTGAAAAACTTCGCGAACACGCAGACGCGCCTTCGTACTGTCTGCGCGATTTAACATCGACAACAACACGCGCCGACGCTTCAATACCTGCAACCTCTCGGGATTAAGCTTCTCGAACTTAAGATCGTAGTACCGAGGAATTCGCGTCTCCGCATCTCCAAACACGACACTATCCCAAGCGTAGGCTCCCTCATGGTATTTGGCAAACCACGTCGCGCCAATACCGGGACGCATCGAACGGACTGCAAACTCCGGCTCACAACCATGCGGGGTAATCTCCTTACCAACTTTCTTGAGCACATATCTAGCAACATACGCACACGACTGCGGCGTCACAGCGCCGATATAACTCTCACCATCAGTCCAAATCTTCTGCAAACTAGCCGACTTAAACAACGGCTCACCAGAACCAGAATTCTTATAAAAAACCTTGTCCTCAAAATCGAGATTAAACAAAAGCACATGATAATGGGCACGCCAACTATCAGAACCATACTCACCGCAACCATAGAAGCGCAAACCGGACTGGCCATGCCACTTCCGCAACCGCTTCATAAACAACTGAAGATCGCGCTTCCGCAACCCGCCATCCTTAGGCAGGTGATCGTCATCATATGTAAGAGTTAGAAAACTAGAAGCGTCATGCATCTGCTTCTCATGCATACAACGTGTCGCCCACTGACCTGCATAATCATGCCGACAACCAACACACTTCCGGCACGGCAACTTAAGCGGAATACCCGACAAACTCTTACGCTTATCGAACACGATGCTCCGCTTACCAGTCTCATTCACCGACGCAGCGAAATACGCGATCAGTGGGCCATAGCACGGCATCTTACAACCGGATACCGCCACGCATAGGCATAGTCCGAACATTCCTCTTGTGGGTCTTAGACCCGTACTTACTAAACGACGACTTAGAACCTCGCGACGACATCCTATGACGAGCCATGGCATCCTCCAAACGTGACAACCAAAATGGTGTCACTTAGCACATATATAACAAGGAACATATGTGCACAACGGAAAACGGCGGCCCCCCCAGGGCCGCCGTTCCCCAAATCAGGTCGCCGGCGGAGCCGACGAGGATG